CTAAGAGCACGCCCGAGCCTGATCCCGCATGACGCTGTAGTCGGCGAGCATTTCAACGATTGCCGATCCCTCCGGCAGCAGATTGAGCTCGTCGGCTGCCCGCGCCTGGAACTCCCGGCCATACTCGACCACGGGCGGGCAAGTCGCGAGCCTGCCATGCTCAGAACGAAACGTCCCGCATCCGTTCAGCAAGCTCGTGGTGATCGCGAGGACGGCGAGCCGCCGCTTCCAGCATCCGACGTTGGACGTCATTGGCCTTCTCCATGGTTTCAAGGCGTTCGGCGAGGCGTCCCGCTCGCCCCCCGGAGCGCCGAAGCGAAAGCAGGAACAGGAGCACGGCGAACGCGATGGCGCCGTAGCGCAGAGCTACCCGCATGCACGGGCGGGCGGCGAACCCGGTCAGGAGCGCGGTGATCATCGCCGCCCCTTCTTCCAATCGTCGAGCCGAGCGTAGATCGTGACCGCGATGCCGGCGAGCGCCACCGCGATGAACACCCAGCGCAGTGTGTCGAGATACGGCACGAGCGGCAGGATCGCGGACTGGGTCTCCGCCAGGACGCTCTGAGCCACCTCGACCCCGGCGGCACCCAGCGTCGCCACACCGGCTGCGCCGCCGCCCTTCATGGTGCGGCTGTCAGCCAGCACCTCGCGCGCGGGCGGCGTCTCGGCTGCAAATGCCGTCGCCCGGACCGGGAACCGCTCGCCCCACTGGCGCGCGGGCCCGACGTCGACATGGATGAACCCCGAGCGCGGATAGAAGCCGAAGCCGAGGAATCCGACCTCCCGCGCCGCCGCCTCGAAGGCCACCGGGTCGTGGTTCGCCATGGCGATATCGAAGGCGGCGCCGTCGAGATGCTTCGACCGCGTGGCGCCGCCGACGGCGCGGTTGTGCTCGGGGCTGCGATAGGCGGAACGCACGATCAGCGGCTTGCCCAGCCGGTCGCGCAGCGCCTGCAGCTTGTCGAGCGCGGGCTCGTTGATCAGCAGCTTGCCAGTGCCCCGGCAGGCGATCTCGGCTGGCGAGAAGTTGGGCCAGCGCCAGCTGCTCACGGGGACGTCGCGCCAGTGGTCGTAGAAGGTCGTGGTCATGGGGTTCTCCGAAACGAAAAAAACCCGCCTCGAGGGCGGGTGATTGCGAACTGATGAATGGGGATGGGGCGCGGCTACGGGCTGCCGCCGAAGATCTTGAGCTTGATGGCGATGCTCGCGAGCAGCGCCAGCATGACGCCGGTTGTGATCATGCGGACGGCCGTCTGCATGGCGGTGCGGCGCACCAGGCGGATGCAGTCGACGAGCGAGCGGAGATCGCGGATGTCGAGCGCGGCCTCGTCGCCGTCGAGACCGACATCGGCGAGCGCGCGCTTCGCGCCTTCCTCTGCGGCCCGGGTCAGGATCGCCTCGAATTCGGCGTCGGGCATGCGGACGAAGCCGTCGGATCGGGGTGGTGTCATCGGGATCCTCCTTCCACCGCTCAGCCGATCTTGCAGCCCCAGAAGGACGTGTGATCGGCGGCGAAGTAGCCGTCCGCGACCCGGAAATACCCCTGCAGTTCGACGGTATCGCCTGCCGTCAGCGGGACCATGGTCTGCAGCCAGATCGTGGTGGCGAGCGAGACGTGGGTGGCGGAGATCTCCCCGAAGGAGCCGCGGATTTCGGTCGAGCCGTTCAGGACGAGGCGTCCGCTCATGCGGGCGGTGGTGCTGGCGTTGATCTTGTAGAGCAGCGTCGCGCCGAAGAGGTAGGTGCCGTCGACCAGGGCCACGAAGTGGTTGTTCGCGGCGTCGAAGGCACTCTGATCGTTGTAGTCGGTGTTGTTGAGGCCGATCTTCGTCCAGGTCCCGATGCCGACGTAGTTGTCGTAGTTCGTGTAAGCCTTGAACCGGGGCAGCCGGGGCTGGTCCACGATGCCGGTGGCGTTGTCGACGCTCAGCCCGTCGAAGAAGGTGCTGCCGTCGGCGGAGACCGCGAGACGGAAGCGGTCCGAGCCGAAGAGCCCCACAAGCGCCTTCGTCACGAAGCCGGTCTGCAGGGTCAGTCCGAGATCGTCGCCCGCAGCCTCCTTGTTCATGGTGTAGAACAGATCGCCGGTGCCGCCCTCGGCCACGGTCTTCGCGGTCCAGAGCGCCGCGTTGAGCTTGGCCGAGAACGGGTTCGACGCGTCGGCCGTGGTGCCGAGGCCTAGCAGCGTGAGGTTCTGCAGCGCCGCAGGCGTCGTGCCGATCCAGCCCGCGCCATCGAAGACGACCAGCAGGCCCTCATCCTCGACCCACGCCCGCCATCCGGTGCGTGGCGGCAGGCGCAGCCAGGTGCCGTCGGTCCAGAGCGCGACGTTCAGGTCCCAGCCCGCCCAGTCGCCCGTCGCACCCGAGCCGACGATGAAGCGGTCGCCATCGGCGGGAGAACCGGGCGGCGCCGTTAGATCCCGGTCGAGGACGGAGAGCTGGACGAGCCCGTCGAGGATCCGCAGCGCCTCGTTGTGGGTGACATGCTTCTGGGCCTGCGCCGCGAGGACGTAGGGCAGCAGGAGATGGGTCGTGGCGTCGGACATGGGAAAGGCCTTCAGAACGTGAGCGTGACGGTCTTGGGCGCGCCCCGCCCGACGAGGGCGGAGAGCTGATAGATACGGATGTCGAGCGTGTCGCCGGGGTCGAGCGGACCGCCCCAATCGGCGGTCTGCTGGGCGGCCGTGTAGACCGCGCTGGTCGTCGTCGCGCTCAGCACCCGCTTCACGGTTGCGCCGTCGAGGATCTCCACCTCGTAGGCTTCGAGTTCCTCGGCCAGCGGCACCTCGAGCCCGCCCCAGCTGTCGGCCGCGAGTGCGCGCGACCGGCGCGTCCAGCGGATGGTCAGATCGCCGGGACTGCGCGGCTTGCGCCACGGCTGCTCCACATGGGCCACGGAGAACGGACGGAGCCCGATGCCCGCAGGCGTGAAGGCCTGTGCGACATAGGTCTCGTCGCTAACCGGGCGGCTCGCCGGGCCGATACGCCAGTTCCACGGGATGCCGAGGTCGGCCTCGGCAATCGGCAGCGATGCGAGGCTGTCGTCGAGCACCACGACGCGGGCACCAGCAGGCGCCGGGTTGCCCATCGCACCTTCGGTGCCGCGCTGGCCGCGCAGGAGCCGGGTCAGGCGATACCGGCCGGGCGCCAGCAGTTCCGCCGCGCCCGCCTGAACGATCTCCCACACGCCGGGCGCGCTCTCGATGGCCAGCGCGTTGGCCCCGCCGAACAGGGTCAGGTCCGTGACGCTCTCCAGCGTGCCGGTGAGCAGATCGACCACCAGCGCGTTGCCGAGGTCGAAGCGCGACGTCGGTCCCGCAAAGAAGTCCGAGACCAGTGTGCCGATCCGTGCGCGGCTGCCGAACGTGTTCAGCAGCTCAAAGCCATCCGTGGAGGGGCTGCGGAACACCGCCATCTCGCCGGGCCAGGGAACGGCGTGCGCCGCGACAAACGGCCGATGCGCGGGCTGATCCTCGGTCAGCTGCGGCAGGTCCATCAGCACCGCATCCGGCGCGCCGAACACCACGGCCCGCGTCAGCGACGCCGCGCGGGGATCGCCGGGGGGCAGGTCGTAGGTCGCGCGGTCCTGGCGGACCGCCTCGATGCCGCGCGCCTCCGCGTCGGCGATGGAGACGAACCGCAGATCGACCAGCCGCCCGTCATGCTCCAGCCGGATTGGGTCGGCCGGATCCAGCGCCAGGCGAGAGGGTGGAAGACGGAACGCCGCCGTCTCGCGCCCCACCCACGCCTCCATCAGCGCACGGCGGCAGCGCCGCTCTGCCTCCTCGGGCGGCACCGCCATCGGGAAGGACTCCGAGGCGATGCGGGTCGTGTCGACGGTGATACGCCGCGCCTCGACGAGGGCCGCGTCGTAATCCTCGTCAGCCCGCGCGATCTGCCACTTCAGCGCCTGCGGCAGTTCCGTCTCCTGGCCGCGTGTCAGTTCCAGCACGTCGCCCTCGCGGGCTGCCACCAGATCGTCGGGCGCGAGAGTGGCGACGGAGGCCCGGCCGCGCATGACGAAGCGGATCACGCCCTCGGTCTCCACCGCGTCGAAGCCGAAATGCCGCGACAGCGTGGTGATCGAGGCGCGCGGGCTTTCGAGCGCGGTGATGGCGTAGCCCTCGACCGCACCCCAGAGACCGGAGACGTCGATCCGGGTCTCGGGCAGCCCGGCGCGCAGGCAGAGGTGCCTCACGAGCGCCGCCAGCGACACCGCGCCGAGCCGCCCGGTCAGCCAGTGGCCGAGCCGCCAGTTCGCGCCGTCCGTCCAGACGTCGGTCAGCGCCGGGAAGAAGGGATAGGGCCGCGCGTCCCAGGTCCAGGCGGCGCATTCGGGGACGTGCACCATCCGGCCGCCGTAGACCGAGGACAGCGGGTTGTTCGCGGCCTCGCCCCACCAGAGATAGGTCGCCTCGAGATAAGCCCGCTGGATCGCGTCATCGCGCCAGCCCCGCGAGAAATGCGGCGTGAAGCTCTCCGACGACTTCGGGTCGAAGAAGACGTTCGGCTGGTTCGTGCCCCGGTCGATGGCCGGACAGCCGAGCTCGGTGAACCAGATCGGCTTCGACTGCGGCACCCACGCGGTCGGCGTCGCGCTCTCCACCCCGCCCGGGCGATCATAGTGCGGGTTCGACCACCAGGCGCGCAGATCCTTGTAGCGGAACACCCACGGCTTGCTGGCCGAGCCGTCGGTGATCGGGGTCCGCACCTGCGCCGATCGGTCGGCGGCAGAGGCATAGAACCAGTCGAAGCCTTCGCCGCCCGCGATGTTCCCCTGCAAGTAGGCCCGGTCGTAGATCGCGGGCCAGCCCTCGGCCGCGTCGGCATGCTCGAACCCGTCGCGCCAGTCCGACAGCGGCATGTAGTTGTCGATGCCGATGAAGTCGGTGTCCGGATCGGCCCATAGCGGATCGAGATGAAAGAACACGTCGCTTGAGCCGTCACTCGGCTGGTGCCCGAAATACTCGCTCCAGTCCGCCGCGTATCCGATCTTCGTGCTGGCACCGAGGATCGAGCGCACATCCGCGAGGAGGTCCCGATAGGCCTGCACGGCCGGATAGGTGCTGGCGCCCGAGCGGATCGTCGTCAGCCCCGGCATCTCGGTGCCGATCAGGAAGGCATCGACACCGCCTGCCGCCGCGCAGAGATGAGCGTAGTGCAGCACCATGCGCCGCAGGCCCCAGTCGCCCGATAGCCCGGCCCAGGAAACCGATTGACCCGAGACGCTGAAGCTCGCGGGCGTCGCCGCGCCGAACAGCGCCGCTACCTGGCTTGCGGCTGTGGCGGTCTTGTCGGCGCTGCCGGCGTAGCCAGCCGCCGGAGAACAGGTGATCCGACCGCGCCACGGGAATACAGGCTGCCCCGTCTCGGCGGCGTTGTCGGAATACGGGTTCGGCAGCGTGTTGTCGGGCGGCACATCCATCAGGATGAACGGGTAGAAGGTGACGCGCAGCCCGCGCGCCTTCATCTCCTGGATCGCCTGTACCACGGCGAAGTCGGACGGCGTGCCGCCATAGACAGGGCGGTCCTGCTCGTCGCGGCTGACGAGGAAGGCATTGGCGCGGCTGACGCCGTTCACCGACCAGCTGGCGGGCGTGGTGGATTTGGCCGAGACCTCGACGCCCGGCCGCACCTTGCAGGAGCCTGCGCGCAGGTCGTCGCCGAACCACGCCACCACGAGGCTGACGCTCTCGACCGCAGGCGCCATCGCCTGCAGCCGGTCCAGCGCCTCCACCATGTCGGTGGAGTCGGCCAGCGCATTCAGGTTCTCGGGCACCGTCGCGCCGCCATCGGTCTTTCGGATCGCCTGCGTCGCGTAGGTGAATTCGCCCGAGGCCGGGATCATGGTAACGGTACGGGTCAGTCCCTCGGCGGTGTCGGGATCGGCGAGCGGCCGGAACACCTCGAAGGACAGCTGCGGCAGGCGGTTGCCGTAGGTCGAGAGCGCCAGTTCCTCGAAGACCACATAGGCCGTACCGCGATAGGCGGGCGTGCTGGCGGCACCGATCTTCGCCGCAATGAATGGGTCCGCCGTTTGCGCCTCGTCGCCCGGATACCAGCGCCAGGTGACGCCGGAGAGGTCCATCGGCTTGCCGTCGGCCCAGATGCGGCCGACGCCGGTGATCGGGCCCTCGCACAAGGCCACCGCGAAGCTGGCATAGTACAAATACTCGGTGGTCTTGACCTTGCCACCCCCGCCGCCCTTGCCGCCGCCCTGCGTGGTGGTCTTCGTCTCCTCGCGGAAATCCGTCGCCCAGATGATGTTGCCGCCCATCCGCATCCGGCCATAGAGCCTCGGGATGACCGCGCCCTCGGTTGAGGACGTGATCCGGAGACTGTCGAGCCGCGCGCCCTCGATGCGCTGGGTGGGCGCCAACGACGAGATGATCCAGCTGTCGACGACCGAGCCGATGGTGGAGCCGATGAAGCCGCCGATGGTGGCGGCGCTGACGCCGAGGATCGCGCCGCCGATCGAACCTCCAATGGCGGCGCCGGCCGCGCCGAGAACGAGCGTTGCCATGTCGGGGTCTCAGTGTTGCGGAAACAGGAAAGCGAAGGCGATGCGCCGCCGCCAGGATGGGGTGAGCGGCTCCTCGACCACGCCGAGCCGCTCGTAGGCATGCAGAAAAGTGCCGGGCCCGGTGAGGATCCCGACATGTTTGGCGATGGCCCGGGGCTTCATCCGGAAGAGGAGCAGTGCTCCGGGACCGATTTCGGCGGGCAGCACCTCGATCATCATCCGGCGCGCGCCCTCGGCCAGCACCTCGCGCGGGCCGGTCTCGCCCCAGTCCCGGCTGTAGGACGGGATCGGGAACGGCTCGGGGCCGACGGCCTCGCGCCAGACGCCGCGGCCCAGCCCGAGGCAATCGCAGCCGACGCCGCGCAGGCTGGCCTGATCGTGGTACGGCGTGCCGAGCCAGGAGCGCGCAATGGTGATGACGCGCTGGGGATCAGCGGTGTTCACAGCACCGACCCCTCGTGCCCGCCGTCCTTTGTGGCGTATCGCAGCACGGCATCCTGGCCCGGGATGTGCGGGAAACCCCGGAAGTTGACGGTATTGGCGAACTTCGCCCCGCAGGTCTCCATGCGCTTGTCGCAGCCCGCGCGGATGGTGAAGGCATCGCCCTCGGCGATGGACCGCACCGGCGCCTCGAGCAGGGTCAGGATCGCGACGCCGTCCGTCACGTCATGGCCCAGCACTTCCGCGCGACGCCCCGCATTCGCGTCGCTCGTCCATTCGATGGTGCCGAAGGTGAACCAGCCGGAAGCGAACCCGCCGAGCCCCGAGGCGGTGAAGGCCCTGTCGCGCAGGAGATCGATGACGGCGCCCGTGCCCTTGTAGGCGGAATCCTCCAGGTCGACGCCGCAGCGGGCGTCCCCGAGCGTGGCATCGCAGGTCGCCTGGAAGGTCCGCCCGACTGTCTGGCCCAGCACATGCGCGAGCGAGCGGACCTCCGCGACGAAGGCGAGCCGCCCACGCCGGATCTGGCCTATCGCCCCGCGCCGCATCAGCACGCGCTGGCCGGTGTTGGCCCAGTTCACACGCCAGACCTCCACCTCCGCGTTGTCCCAGCGCCCATCGAGGATGTCGGTCTCGGTGATGCGGTCCGAGGTCAGCACGCCCTCTGCGTCCTGCGCATCGACCGAGAGGTCCGAGCCCGAGCGCACCTCGGACGCGGTGAGCCCGCTCTCGGGCTCGAAGTCGGTCTCGTCGAAGCTCAGCGTCCGGTCGTGATCGGTGAAGCCGAAGGTGACGCCATCGGCGCGGGCGATCCGCCAGCACCAGGCGAGCGTCGTCGTGCCCTCGTCGAAATGGGCCTGCAGGGCGGGGTCGAGGGTCTTCATCGGCGCAGTTCCAGTAGCGGGATGGAGGTGATCGAGCCGAGCCGCTCGAGGTCGAGCGTCACGTCGAGCGCATCGGCGTCGAAGCGGACCGGCACATCGAACTCGAAGCCCGCGGTGATCGCGACGCCAGAGCCCGGCGCCGCAGCGAAGGTGACGAGGCCCGTCGTGACGTCGACTGACCAGCCGGAGAGCTGCTCTACATCCGACAGCGCGATGCGCACGCTGCCCGCCACCGGCTTGGCGATGGCGCGCGTCCAGGATTGCGCGCCAGAGGCGTAGCGCTTCACCAGTTGGAAGGTTGTCGTCGTGCCGTCGCCGGTGCCGATCGCCTGATCGGTCAGCGACGGCGTGCCCGAGGGCAGGCAGGACTTGTGGTCGCCCCAGTCCTTGAAGCGGAAGCCATGCAGACGACCGTTCCGCGCTTCGAAAAAAGCCACGACCGCCGCCAGATCATCGGCGCGGCGGATGCCGTAGGCGACGTCGTAGCGGCGGCGCGAGTTTGCCCAGCTGGCGTTCCTCTCCTCGTCACCGGAGGCGAGCTCGACGATCTGCGTGCGCCGTTCCGGCCCGCCCCGCGCGCCGCGACTGATGTTGTCGGGAAACCGGACTTCGTGAAACGCCATCACATGCCCCTCCGCCCGAGCGACACGGCCCGGGCGATGTCGGCGGCGACCTGCGTGCGGGACTGGCGGAAGCTCTCGGCGTCGCGGGCCATGATGGTGACGTTGATCCCGCCGCCCGCGCCGTAGCTCTGCGCCTCCCGCCGCGACAGCACCCGCTCACCGCGTTGCAGGATCGCGGGCACCTCGTCATGACGCAGCCCCGCCATGCCGCCTGAATGCATGCGCGGGGCGGCGGCGAAGGCCATGGCGGGCACCATGCGCGAGGGGCCAGCGGAGCCGACCATCCCGCCCGCATGCAGGACATTGGCGAAAATGCCGCCCGCACCGGAGAACACGCCGGAGAGCGCGTTTGCGATCGGCCCGAGGATGAACCGCCGCGCCGCGAGCTGGGCGAGGTCGGCCAGCAGCGAGGTGACGAGGTCGCGGAAGTTCAGCTTGCCGGTCTTCACGAACTGGCCCACCGCGTTCTCGGCCGACTGGAATGCGCCGACGAGGCTCTGGCCGATGTCACCGCCGATGTCGCGGGCCTTGCTGGCGTAGTCGGAGAGCGCTGCGGTGACGGCCTGCCAGCCGGTGACGGCGGCCTCGGTCGCGGGCTCCGCTACCGCAGCAGCAGCTCCGGCCGCAGCACCTGCACCCGTGGCGGCGCGTCCGGCATCGCCGAGCGCCGTCTCCAGCCGCTCGGCCGCGCTGGTGGCCTCGGTCAATACATCGACACTGGCTTCGTCGGCACCCCGCACCGCATCGCGCAGCGCCTGCCAGCTTTCGAGGGGCGCGCGAGCGCCCTCGGCGAGATCGCGCGCGGCGCTGCGGTAGACATTCGCGGACTCGAGCGCCCGGTTCGCCGCCTCGGTCAGGCCGAGATCGGGCGCGCTGAGCGGGTTGTCCTCGAAGGCCCGGTCGAAGGCCGCCTGCGCCGCCGTCGTGGCGGCACTGGCCGCGCCCTCGAAGCGGTTCTCGATCTCGCCGAGGTCGAGGTCCGGCACCAGCGAGATGCGTCGCTCCGACCCGAGCGCTTCCAGCCCCTGGTTGATGCCGTCGATGAAGCCGTTGATGCGCGACACCACGCCGTTCAGCATCGCCTCGACGCCATCGACCAGGCTATTGGCCGCCTGGAACGCCAGATCGCCGATGGCGGCGGGCAGCAGGCCCCAGATCGCCTTGATCGCCTCGTAGGCGCCCTCGAAGGTGTTCGCCGCCGTGTTGCCGAAACCGACGACGCTCTCGATGGCGCTCTGCATGCCCGAGGCGGCGTCCGCCTTCAGGTCGAAGAACATCGCCGTGGCGGCCGCGCCCGCCGCCGCCGCGCCCATCTTGATGCGTTCCCAGACCTCGACCGCGACGTCTTTCAGCAGCGACATCGCCTCGCCGAAGCCGCCCGCGCCGGAGACGAGGCGCGTGAACTGATAGACAAGCTCGCCCGCGCCGACGATCAGCGCCCCGATCCCGGTGCGGACCAGCGCGCCGCGCAGGACGACCAGCGCCGTGGCGAGACCCCGGACCGAGAGCGCCGCAGCGGCCATGCCGGCCACCCAACGTCCCGCGAGGAACGCGGCGAAGGTGGCGGCATAGGTGGTCAGGCGGCTGATATTCTCGAAGAGGCCGCGGATCGCGATGCCGAGCGGGCCGGTGCGACTGGCGACCGCCGCCATGGCGTCGGCAACGGCTTCGAGCGCGGGGGCTGCGGCGACAGCCAGCTGGTTCGACAGCCCGCGCCAGATCAGCCCGAGGCGCGAGATCGCGTCGTTCGTCCGCTCGATCTGGTCGGCATCCTGCTCCGACACGACGACACCGAAGGCGAGGACGTCCTCCGTCGCCTGGCGCAGCGTCGCGGTGTCGATCCGCGACATGGCGATGGAGCCTTCCTCGCCGAAGAGTTGGCCTGCCACGGCGGCGCGTTCGGCGGCAGGCACGAAGTTCTCGATGGCGGCGTTGATCGCACCCACGCGCTGATCCAGCGGCAGCGCAATCAGGTCGGTGGCGGAAAGCCCGAGCCGGTCGAGCGCGTCGGCGGCAGGACCGCTCCCGGCGGCCGCCTGGCTGAGACGGCGGGTCAGATCCTTGGTCGCCTGCTCGATCCCGGACATGGACACCCCCGCCAGTTCGCCCGCGCGCTCCAGCGTCTGGATCGAGGCCACGGTGGTGCCGAGGGACTGCGCGAGCTTCGCCTGCGCATCCACCGTCTGCAGGCCGGACCGGATCATCGCCACGCCAGCGGCGGCAGCGGCGGCCACGGCAGCAGCAGCAGCCACAGCGACACGGCGAGAAAACGCCGCGAGCCGCGCGTTCGCCGCCTCCATCTCGCGGCTGAGCCGTCCGAAGCCGCGCGACCCGGCTTCGCCCACGCCTTCCAGCTCAGCGCGCACCTGCCGTCCGCCCACGGCCGCGAGGCGGACGCTGACCCTCTTCTCAGCCATGGGAATGATCCATCTGTTCGTTGAGCTTCGCGACCATCACCGCTTCGATGACGGGCAGCAGTTCGGCCACGGCGGTGGGCGGCACGCCGAGCGCGTCACCCAGCGCCAGCGCCGCCGACATGTCCCAGCCGATCACCGTGCCGGGGAGCACGCGCAGCTGGCCACCGAGACGGCTGACGAGGTCCCAGACCTGCCAACCTTCCGGTGTTTCCGGACGGTTCAGCCGCGTCGGGCAGTCCGGGCAGATTTGCGTGCAGGCTTCGCAGTATCGGTCGCCCCCGCTGAAGGACCATTCGGCGAGAGCGCGGAGACGTTTTTTTCCTGTTCCAGCAGCAGGCCCTTCGAGACGTAGGTCAGCTGGAAGGCCTCGAAGATCGGCCAGACGTCGAGCAGCGCGTCGATGGCCTCCGAACTCGGGTCGATGGGCTTGCCGTCGGCATCGCCGATGCCGTCCCAGGCGAACACGGCACGCCGCGCGAGCGCCTTGGCGAAGGCGACCGCGCGTTCCTCGTCCGAGGCCTCCTCGGGAACTGCCTCGACAGCCGGATCGCTGCGGGTCGAAACCATCAGCGCGGTGGTCAGCGGGCGCAGCTGTACCCGGACGCCGGGTGCCAGGTCATGCCAGCGCGGCGCGTTGGTCAGGTCGAGCGTCAGCATCAATACGTCTCCACGTCGTTCACGAGGGTGGCGGTGCACATCCGGCCGACGACGCTGTCGCGCGCGGCCTGCCAGTCGAAGGTCGCCTGCACGCCCTGCGGCCCGGAGATCTCGATCCGGGGGCGCGGCAGGTAGACCGCGTGCACGGTGAAGGTGAAGCTCTCGCCCGAGGGCAGGACGTAGGCGAACTCCATCTCGCAGGCCTCGCCGTTGATGGCCTGCGTCACCAGCGTCTGGTCGGCGAAGCGCACCTCGATCCGGCCGGTGAGCGCGGCGATGGACGGGTCCGCGCCGTCGATGCGCTCGTCCGAGCGGATCGTCTCGATCCGGTCGAGGTTGTTGGCATAGGTGATCTCCGCCGAGACCACATTGCCGAGCGCCGTCCCATTGCGGCTGATCGCCCCGTTGAAATGGCCGAAGCGCTTCAGCTCGAGCGCCGCCGGTGTCCCGGCGCTGGTGGTGGTGCCGACCGTCTCGCCCTGCGCGACCAGCCGCGCCGTGGCGGTCAGCAAGCCCGAGCGCTGCATCTGCCAGGTGATCTGGTCGAGCACGCAGCCCGAGTACATCGCATAGCGCGGCGCCTCGGGCATGCCGGTCTCGATCGACATCGAGGGCAGCGTCCAGGACCCCGACTGGAACTCGTGGGTGTACGGCGCCTCCGCGCCCGTGGTCGTCGGGATGCCGAAGGCCGCCTTCAGCCAGAAGCCGAAGGCTTCCGCGTCGAGCGGCACCACGACGTCGCCGTCCGCCGTCACCGCGTCCTTGATCGGCGCCAATGGATCGCGGCCGTAGCCCAGCAGCTCCGAGTTCAGCAGCGGCTGCTCTGCGCCGAGCGACGTGCTGGCGAAGGGCATGCGGGTGAAGCCGCTGGCAGGCGGCGTTCCATAGGTTGTCTCGAACGCAAGCGCCATCAGCGCCCGCGCCCCCTGGGCTCGTGCCATGGTGTTCTCCTCGGGTTGTCGGGATCAGCCGAGCGGATCGGCCGTGGAATAGTGCAGCACCACCGGGATGACCGCCGCCTTCAGGCTGGCCGCACCCTCGACCGGCAGATCCACGGGCCGCGGCGCTTCGGCCTCGACCCAGTCGCAGAGCCCGCCCAGCGTGCGGTCGGCGGCGAGCGCTGCGCCGATTCTGGCGGTCAGCGTGGCGAAGGCGGCGTCACGGTCGGCGCCCTGCACGACCGCCTCGATCTCGGCGCGGTGCTGGTAGTGGTAGCGCAGGGGCGAGAGCGTGACCTCCGGCTCGCCGGGCTCGCCGTCGCGCAGGATCAGCATCCCATCTGCCGGAACCCGCTCGGGCAGCACGTCGCCGCGGAGCGCGGTGGCCGGCAGCGCCGAGAGCCGCGCGTGCAACGCGGCGAGGATGGTTTCGCGAGGGGTGGGCATTGGTTTTCCCAGTGAAAAGTGATGCGATGGTTACGACCGCCGAATTTAGACGCCTGTTCCGACGTGCTCGGTGCGCAATATCAGCGAAGCAGGTCACGATAGGGGCAAACGTCATCCTCGAACGGCACGTGGCGTTGCCGGAACTTCAGGCTGTCGACAGGTTCCGGGTGGCTAATCCTGTCCATCCGGAAATGCCGGAAATCCTCGCGTGCCGGATCCCATGCCACAAGGTACCAGAGCGGTGGCAGGATCAGCATGGCTTGCGGCTCGATCTGCCGTTCAGTCACGACCCCCTTCGCGTCGCGGTAGCGGAACTTCAATTGGATGCGCTGCAGGAACGCCGTCTCGAACGCCGGCAGCAATCCCGGATCCATCGTCCCCACATTTGACAGGTCCTGGAGCGGTGAGAGCTTGCCGACATGAAGGCAGTCCAGAAACCGACGCAGGTCGCGCAACTTCTCGGGCGGAAGGGCCTTCTCGATCTTGGCAAGCCCGGAATCCGCCAGACCCGAGAATGGCAGGTTCCCGGCCGCGCGCATCGCCGCGACTCCGAGCAAAAGCGCGAATACCTCGGTCACGGCAAGCCGTGCCGTTGTCTGGACCGAACCGGGGTCGAGGAGCAGTCCGCCGCCGCGCCCCGGCTCGGAATGGATGACGAAACCTTCGTCGCGCAGCGCGCCGATGTCGCGCAGGATCGTCCGCCTCGATGCCCCGACCTCTTCGGCGAGTTCATCGACGGTGGTCATCCCGTTGCGGCGAAGGCTGCGGACGATGGCGTCATGGCGGGCGCGAATGTTCATGTCGCCACTGTAGCATCTTTGGTGCCAGAATTTGGCACCAATTCAGTTCAGGAGGATAAGGCAACAGTCAGCATGGAGACACCGACAATGCAACGCACCGCTGTGAACCCCTGGGATTGGTCCCTCAAGCTCGGCTACAATCAGGCCGAGATCATCGAAGGCACTTCGCGCCAACTGATCTGTGCGGGGCAGACTGCTGTCGACGCGGAAGGCAACCCGCAGCACGCAGGCGACATGCGCGTGCAGATCAGCTTGGCGCTCGACAATCTCGAGGCCGTCCTTGCAAAGGCGGACATGAGCCTCAGCAATGTCATTCGGCTGGTGGTCTATGCCACCGACGTCGATGAGGCGCTGAAGAATTTCGACTTGCTCGGCATGCGCTTCGGGTCGATCCAGTGCGCACCTCCAATGACCTTGCTCGGGGTGACGCGGCTCGCGATTCCGGGCCTGCTGTTCGAGATCGAAGCCACCGCTGCTGCATAAGGCGGGGCTGAGTTTAAAGCGGTCAGGCGGCATCGAAGTCTTCTGACCGTCTCGCTTGCCAACCAATCAAGCCAACCGCCCCTCCACCCAGTTCGCCACGATCAGCCCCGGCACGCTGTCCAACGCCCGGTCCGCGTCCCGCGCGAGGTCCAGCCGCTTCGGCAGCTTGACCTGCGGGACCAGAAGGAAGATCGGCGCGGTAACCTGGTTGCGGCCGGTCTTCGCGCGCGAAGCCACCGCCTGGCCGCGCGTGTTGATCCGGGCGCGGTCGGCGACCAGCAAGCTCGGCCCGCGCCGACGATAGACAAACCTCAGACGCAGGCCACGGCGGCGCTCCCATTCGCCGGGTGTGAGCTTGGCGCCTCGGAGGCCCCGTCCGGCGGCCTCGGTCGGGATCGCGAGCCAGAACCCGTCCTTCGAGCGGATCAGCGGGCCGGTGTCATGCGCGCCGACGATGACCGGGGCCTTGGACCAGACGAGCGCCGCGGCTTCCAGGCTTTCGCCCGACCTCGGGAAGTTCTGGCTCCGGATCGAGTTGGCCAGCCGTGTGCCGAGCCCCGCGCCGGTGATCTGCAACCGCCACGCGGTCTTCAGCCCCGTCCCGGCCTCACGCATGGCGGCCGTGACAGCGCGTTCGCCCGCCGCGACCTCGGCGGCCATCATCGCGACGATGTCGGGATCGATGTCGAGCTTGAGCTTCATGGCGGTCATGCCGGGCGCAGATCGACGGTCCAGACCAGCCGCTCGCGGTCGCGGACGGGCTCTCCCTGGATGAGGAAGGCGTCGCCGTCGATCTCCATGCGGTCCCCGGGACGCGGGGTCGCCACCTCGGCCACGCGCAGGTCGATCCGAGTGGTCTCGGACCAGAGCCGGGCATCGCCGAAATCGCTGATGGCGTCGGCGCGCCGGGCAACGACCCGCACAAGCACAGGCGCGCCACCGTCGGCGATGTAGACCGCGTCCCGGCCGATGTTGGGATCGGCGAAGAGCGCGCCCACGGCGGCGGCGAAGGCGCTCATCAGAACGCCGCGTTCAGCCGCACCCGGCCGATGGTGTCGCCCGCGCCGCTCGCCACCGCCTCGACCGCCACGCCGATGAGGGTGTTGTCAGTTGCCACGGTCGTGCAGCGCTTGTTGGTGTCGTCCCAATAGACCTTCGCGCCGACGGTCCAGGCCTGCGAGCCGACCTTGGTGATGTCGAACACGCCGACGAGCGCGGTCTCGACGGGCTCGCCGATAGCGGCCGCTCCGGCGGCGATGCCGAAGATGGAGCCGACGAGCACGCCATCGCCGGAGGCGACGGCATAGGGCGCGGTCAGGGTGATGGTGTTGCCGGGCTGGACGTAGGTTTTCATGGGGGTGATCCTTTCTCAGACGCGCTGATTGGTCAGGTGTTTTCGGATGCGGCCAGTTTTCAGGGCGGCGACGTGGCTGACGGTGACGCCGAACGCCCCGGCGACCTCGCGGCGGGAGAACCCGGCGCCGAGGCAATCGAGCATCCGGCTGCATTGGTGATCGGTCAGGCGCGAGAGATGCGAGCGGTCACCGCAGTGCATCGTGCCGTGATCGCGCTTGTGCTCTATGTTCTCGCGCTGCGTCACATAGGCGAGGTTTTCGACCCGGTTGTTGGACTTGTCGCCGTCGAGATGGGCGACGACCAACCCCTCCGGCCGCGACCCGAGGAACGCGGTCGCGACCAGAATGTGCAGGGCAATCCGCTGACGGCTGCCTGCCGTTTCGCGGACCAGCGTGTGGTGCAGATACCCCTCCGGGTCACGCGAAGGCTGCCGCAGCGTCCATTCGCCGCGATCCAGCCAGCGAGAGCACGCACCGCGCGGGATCCTGCCCTTGCGATGCGCGCTCCAGACCCGGCCGGTTCGGTCGATGTGGTATCCGGGGAAGCCGGGGATCGGCACCGCGCCCAGTCGATCATCGATCGTCATGGGAGCCAGCCGGACCTATGCCCCGGGATTTTTGTAGAGGCCGCGCCAGTCGATGGCCTTGGCGCCGAAGTCGAGGCGACACTTGATCTCGACGCCGTCGACGTCGAAGCCGTTGCGCGTCTCGATGTAGGCGCCCTGCTGACCCTCGAGATAGGCGTATTCGATGGTGTCGATCTGGTTCGGGCTGGCGGCCAGATACCAGGCGGTCTCGCTGGCGGCGTCGAGCCGGGGCTCGCTGATCGGCGCGAGGGTGCGGATCGACTGCGGCACCACCTTGCTGCTGTCGGCGGGCACGAGGTTCTGGGCGACCAACTGCTCGGCCTTCAACTCGAGGGATGCGGGCACAATCAGGAAGGCGGGGCGGATGTTCAGCACGGTCTTTTTGTCGAAGCCGGTCTGCAGCGCCATCGCCGCCCGGGCCGCCCCCACCGCATCGACGGCCAGCGCCGTGCCGGTCCCGGCGAGGTTCTTGTGGGTGGTGTGGAACAGTGCATTGCCATCGGCCATCGCCGGGTTGGCGGTGATGATGCCCCAGACGACATCGCTTTCCAGCTGGGCGATGGAATTGCCGTACATCGCCGGGATCCGGGTGAAGGCATCCAGATCATCGTTGATCAGGGTCTGGCGGGTGATCGCGACCACCCGGCCATAGGTCTTGACCTTGTAGCTTTCCTTGCTCTCGCCGAGCGTGCCGCGCTTGAACTCGCCGCTTTCGCCGACCTCCAGCAGCTGCGGGGCCTCGCCCAGTTGCACCCGGTTCATCGCCTTGAAGTCGGTGGCGAGCACCTGGCGGCAGAACAGCATGAAGGTGCGGGGATAGGTCTCGTAGGCCTGGCGCAGGGTCTTGTTTGTGACGGCGGACAGGATTTCGGGGAAGTCGGAGGTGGAATGCAACGACCGCGTCGCCACCTCGTCGCGCGACAGGCCGCGCGTGTTCACCCCGGCATTGGTCAGGCTTTCGCGGGCCAGTTCCAGAAGCGACATGCCGCGGTACTGGCGGGCAGAGTCGTCCAGTTGGAACAGCGTCGGGCTGTAGCGGTGCAGCAGCGCATTGGCCACGGCGTCGCGGCGGGTCACGCGTTCATCCCTGCCGCCGAGCGGGATCGACACATGGGGGAAGGTCCGGGTCTCGTCCGACCTCGCGGCAACTTGGTCGAGGATCAGGCGGCGGGATTCATCGACTGTGACACCGCGCTTGACCAGATCCTCGGCAAAGCCGCGCTCGAGGTTCAGCCGACCTGCCAGATCGTAGATCGTGGAGACGCGGTCGCGTTCGCCCTCGCGGGCGCGGGTGGCGATGGCTTCGGTATCCAGGGCCTCGGGCTTGGGGGCCTTGGGCTGGCTGCGCGTCTCAGCCGCGCGCGTCTGCGCCTCAGTCGCGCCGGTCTTGTCGTCGGGCATGGTGATCTCCTCGGTCGCTGCCGTATCGGTTGTGTCGTCGGCCGGTGCGGCCGGGGTCGTCTTTTCGGTCATCGGAGGTGCTCCTTCGCTGGTTTGGGCGTCCCGGCGATGGAGGACGCAGTCGTGATGTTCGCCCTTGGCGCGGAAGCCCGCCGCGGGATCGGCGCCGACCGGCACGGCCGAAATCTCGAACGGGGTCCAGTCCACGGCCCGCCAAAGCTCGCGTCCGCCATCGGGCTTGGAGATGTCGAACCGGTGGACCTGGTAGCCGATCGAGACGGCTCGGATGTGCCCGGCCTGAATGTCGCGCCAGATCGGCTCGACATCGGCGCGCCCGCTGATCCGCACCTGCGCGATGCCACGACCGTTCTCGATCCGGGCCGAACCGGGCACGACCGAGCCGATGACGGCGTCGAGCGTGTCGATTTCGTGCACCTTCAGGAACGGCGCGCCCGCGTTCAGCCGTTCGAGCCTCACATGGGCGGGGTCGAGGCTCAGCTCCTCGTCATAGGGCTCGCCGAAGAAACTGGCGCGGCGGACGCGCGCGCCTGCCGACCAGATCACCTCGACGGTGCGCGCGTCATTATCGACGCTGTTTGGCGCAAGCTCCGCCGACCGGCGCAGGGCCGGCAGTTCGATCATTGTGTCCATGGGGTCAGTCCTGTTGGTCGGCCTGCGCCGGTGTGGTTTCCGGATCGGCGGGTGCTGTCGGGTCGCCCGCCTGCGCGCTGCCGGTCTTGGTGACGCGGCGCGGATCGCTGTCGAGCACGAGGCCGAGGCCATCGAGCTTGGCGTTGGTCGCAGCGATCTCGGCCAGCACCGCATCCGGGTTATGGCCCTGCCGCGCAATGGCCTGCGCCAGCGTCATCGTGCCGGTCCGGATCGCCAGCAGGTCGGCCATCGCATCCTTGTAGGGATCAACGGCGTCGAACTTCGGCGGCGACCATTCGACCGGCACGATGGGCGACGGGATCTGCCCCGCCGCCCAAGCGGCCTCGGTGAACCAGCGCCAAACCGGGGCGCAGAACATCGGGATGAACAGTTGCCACTGCACAGCGTCGATCTGGCGGCGGAACTCCACGAGCCCCGCCCTGATCGAGGAATAGTTGACCTGGCTGAGGTCCCCGGTCAGCAGCTCGTAGGGCACCCGGAACCCGGCCGAGATCGTGTGCAGGCTGGCCCGCTTGTATTCGCCGTAGCCGCCGGTGGCAGCGGGCTGGTTGAAGCGGATGTCCTTGCCGCCGCGCGCATAGGCGATCAGCCCCGGCTCGAACTGCTCCACGCGGTTGCCGTCGGCATCGACCACCGACGGCGCGATGCCCTGTTGCGCCTCGTCGTCACCGAAGACGATGGCGGTCACGCAGGCCTCGGTCTTCTTGCGGACCAGTTCCGCCACCTCGTAATCGTCGAGATCGCGCAAGCTGCGGATCACCGGCGCGCCCCAGGGGACGCCGCGCGCCTGCGTGCGCTGCTTCTCGTAGACATGGGCGATCTCTGACGCTGGCACCGGGCGGCTCTGCAATCCGTTCTGCAAGGCGCCGTAGGCGTCGCCGGGATGTTCGGCATGCAGCCAGTAGGCGCGGCGCTTGCCGACCGGGTCGAACTCGATCCCCTGCACAAGTCGTCCCGCGCCAAGGGCGCCGGATTTCGTGGCGTCGAGGAAGTCGGCCTCCAGCACCTGCAATTGCAGCGGCACAGGCAGACCGTCGCTGGCCCGCCGCAGGCGGCGGCGCACCAGCACTTCGCCCGCCTCGACCATCTCGCGGCAGATCAGCGTCTGCAGGCCGTAGAAGTCGAGCTGGCCATCGGCGTCGCACTCCGCCGTCCATCTTTCGAAGAGCGCATCGACCTTGCGGTCCAGCGTGTCGTCGCCGCTGGCGGCGCGCGGCATGATGCCCGCACCGATGATGTTGTTCACCAGCACCGCCACGGCCTTGGCCGCATGCGGGTTGTTGCGCACGAGATCGCGCATCCGGTCGCGCAGCAGGGCCCCGGCGACGCCGATCTCGGTGTCGGCCGAGGAGCCCGGCGCGCGCCAGCCGTCCGTCCGTCGCCCTTTCGCGGCCCCGTCATAGCCGCGCGTCAGGGTCTCGAAGGCCTGACGGGCCAACACGCGGCGCGCGGCCATGCGCGGCGCCACCGTGGCGATGGCGTGATCGAACCAGGTCGCGGACATCAGCGATCCCCGCGGCTAAAACCCGCGAGCCCGGCCACCGGAAGCGGTCGGGTCGTCCCGGCGATGGCGCGCTCGATGGTGCGGATGCGGGCGAGCAGGTCCTCGGCCGAACCGTAGTCGACTGACTTGCCGTCATAGCTCACCCGGGTCGTGCCGCTGGCATAGGCGCGGCGCAGAGCCGAGAGCTCCGTTTCCGTCCAGTCCATGCCCTTCGCTCCCGCTCAGTGCGTTCGTTCCCTTGCGACGCTCCACTGAAGCCTCGCATCCGCTGCGCGGATCGGTCCTCACTCAGAACCATCCTCCGCGCCGCCCGATCCAGTCGGAGCGGCGCTTGCCCTGCGGGGCCTGTCCCGGCCGGTTGATCTGCCCGGCGGGATCGGTGTCGGTGGGGGCGGCCCCGAGCTGATCCTCGAGGTCGCGCCATTTCTCGTCGGGCCAGCGATCCGCGCCCGCGATCCAGGCGGCGGCGCGGGCGTAGACCCGGCAGTCCAGCGCCTCGTTGCGCTCGCGCAGCTTCTGCCATTCCAGCCTGGCGAAGCCGCGCTTGGTGCGCACCGTCACCAGCTGTTCGGCGACGAACTGCTTCAGCCATTCGTTTTCGACCCAGTGCGGCAGGTGCACCGAGCCGGGCGGGAACGCCGCCCCGTCGGCCATCTCCTCCTCAGTCGGCCGTTCCAGCCGCAGGAAGCGATAGGTCTCGGCCTTGAAGGTCGACACCGCCACGGTCCAGAGCCGCGCCCCGCGCCGGAGGCGTTTGCCGCCCTCGGTCGCGTCCACGAAGGTCGGCCCCGACACCGGGCTCGAGCGGTTGAACCCCTCGACGCCTTTGACCGGCGACACCTGCGCGAACCCCTGTGCCCGCGACCAGGAATAGACCGCCGGGGCCTCGTACCCGGTGTCGATCGCGAGCCGCGCGATCCTGAGATGCGCGCCGCGTTCGTGCGGCCAGCTTCGATCCAGCAGCGCGGTCAGTTCCGACCACGCGTCGTGCCGATCCGGCCCGCCCTCGATCACGGCGTGATCGACCAGCCAGCTTTCCAAGCCACGACCCCAGGCCCAGACATCGACCTCGATCCGGTCCTTCTGCACATCGGCCCCGGCGGTCAGGAACAGCCCACCCGCTGGCACGGTGCCGGATTTCCAGCGCTCGCGCCGGTCGTAGAGCCGCTGCCAGTCCGGCGCTTCGCCGGTTTCGACCCAAGTTTCGCCAAGGATCGTGTTGCGAAACGCCTTGATCGCCTCGTCCGACCCTTGGGCTGCTTCCCATGACCGCACGATCCGCTCCCAGCTCAGCCAGCCGATCGGCGAATAGAGCGCCGAGAGGTGGTACCCGACCGTGGTCGGATCGGCGGCAACGGCAGTCGCGCGCCATTCGCCAGCCTCCAGCATCGCCGTCTTGTGATGCTCGCCGATGGGCGCATCACATCCTTCGCATTGATATTCTGCCGTTTCCGGGCGGCCCTTCTGCCAGCGCAGCCGATCGAACTTCAGCCACTGCATCGCGCCGCAATGCGGGCATGGCACGAAGAACCGGCGCTGGTCGCTGGCCTCGTATTCCCGCTCGATCCGGCTCAGCCCCCGGATGGTGGGTGTCGAGACCAGGAACACCTTGCGGCGATGTGCGAAGGTCAGCGACCGGGCTTCCGCCAACGTGACCGGATCGCCTTCCTCGTCGGCCGAGGCTGGATAGGCGTCGACCTCGTCGAGGAAGATGTACCGCGCCGGTGTGGAGCGCAGCCCGACCGCCGAGTTCGCCCCGGTCATGATCAGGATGCCGCCCGCGAATTCCTTCGACAGCATCGTGTTGCCCGCGTCGCGGGACCGGGCGGGCTTCACCCGGTCCCGCAGCTCCGGGCTCTCGTCGATCAGCGGGTCGATCCGCTGGCGCGAGTTGCGCTTTGCCAGATCCACCGTCGGCTGGACGGCCAGCATCGGCCCCGGCGCCTGGTGGATGGCGAACCCGATCCAGTTGTTGCCCGCCTCGGTCGCGCCGACCTGCGCGGCCTTCATGAACACGATCCGCTGCATGGGATCGCCCGGCGACAGCCGGTCCATGATCTCGCGCATGTAGGGCGTGCGCAACGTGCGATACCGCCCCGGTTCGGCCGAGGCGCGGCCCGAGAGCATCCGGTGCCGGTCGGCCCACTGCGAGACGGTCAGGTCCGGATCTGGCGTCAGCCCCGCGCCCCAGGTGCGCAGGATTTCCGCCGCGCCGTCGAAGTCGGTCAGATCACCGTTATCGGAAGTCAGGCCGGACCTCGGCAAGTTCGTCGAGGTGGGCACGGACATGTTTCTCCAGGACCTTCTGCATGGCGGCTGGCTCGACGCCCAGATCGGCCGCCATCAGCGCCGCCGCGCGCGCAGGCCAGTTCACCCAAGCGTCCCGCACCTCCCGCGCCAGGCGGAACACCAGCGACAGCGCCCGGGCCCGCTCGATCAACTCCCCCTTCAGCTTCTGGAGCCGGATGCGCCGCTCCTGCGCCTTCAGCACCTCGTTCGCCGTCTTCGCCTGCAGGAAGGTCGTGCCGCCGCCGACCGCCGGGACCGCCAGCCCCTGTTCGCGCAGGGTGTCTCCAACAGCGGCGACCGCCGCCTCGGGGACGGGCTTCAGCTTCGGCGCGGGCGGCTTGCGGGTCTTCGACGGGTCCGTCGTCTCGGCGCGCCGCGCGTCGCTGGCGGCCGCGTTGATGCTGCCGTCGGGATAGAGGACCAGCCGTTCGGCCGTCTTCGCCTTCTGGATCGCGCCGCGCGATAGCCCGACATGCGCGGCGTACTGGCGCTCGCTCATGCCCTGCATCGACGGCTCCGATTATCATTCAGATTCAAGTGCTTATCGAGTTGATAAGCCTCGCGGACAGAGGGAATGTCACTCCAACGAAGCGATGCAACTCACCCGGAGCCACCACGATGACCACCCGCCTGAACCCGATCACCACCCCGCGTCACGAACTCCGCGCCGAGAAGGCGCGCCGGAACAAGGAAGCCGCGCTCGCGGCCTTCATCGGCAAGAAGGCCGAGATCGACGAGATGCTCGCCCGCCTGCAGGCACTCAGCGACGACCATTTCAACTGCGCCCCCGACGAGGCGGGCTGGGCGATGGTCGGCACCCTCGAACACTACGCCAGCCTTCTGAAGCGCATCACCGACAGCGCCTTCGGCGAGGGCGAACACGCCCGCTGATCTCCGGCACTGCCGGAACTCCCGCCGCGCGCCCTGCGCGGCTCGGGGTCGTAGAAGGCGCCGCATGACGCGGGCCCGAATACGGAGACGACCCCATGACCAAGCTTTCCGATACCCAAGCCATCATCCTCAGCGCCGCCGCACAGCGCGAGGACCGCATCGCTCTGCCGCTGCCCGAGAGCCTGCGCGGCGGCGCTGCCGCCAAGGTGGTCGGCGCGATGCTCGCGAAGAACTTCCTGCAGGAGGTCGACGCCGACATGCGCAATGGCGAGCCCGTCTGGCGCGAGACCGGCGACGGAAACGGCGTCACGCTGGTCGCCACCAACGCAGGCCTCGCCGCCATCGGGATCGAGCCCGAGGACGCGAACGCCGCGCCTGCGGGCGCGACGGACGCGCCGACCGAGGAGCCTGCGCCGGACACCCCCACCGAACCGAAGGCTTCGCCCAAAGCGCGCACGCCGCGCGAGGGCACCAAGCAGGCCACCCTGATCGCCATGCTGCGCGCGCCGGACGGCGCGACCATCGAGGAGATCATGGCCGCGACGGGCTGGCAGTCGCACACGGTGCGCGGCGCGATGGCCGGGGCGCTGAAGAAGAAGCTCGGGCTCGAGGTGACTTCGGAGAAGGTCGAGAACCGAGGGCGGGTCTATAGCCTGCCGCGCGACTAGCGCCGCGCACCACGCCAGTCGAAATGCCGCCGTCCCTCGGGGCGGCGGCTTCTTTGTCTCAAAGCGAAATGTTCCAGTAGTCGAGCACCTTGAGGACATCATCCCGAGGATAGTGCGGGCCAGCGGATGCTAGATCCTTGCGAATGACGGCCTTCCTGCGGTCTGCCGCGTCCTTGATCCGCGCCGAGAACTTGGCCGTGCCGAGAGGGAGCGAGGGCCGATCAGGCTTCGGCCAGCTTTCCGGGTAAGCGCCCCAATCCGACCATTCCGCCACCTGCCGCGCGTTGTCTGCGACCTCCTCATGGTCACAAGACCAACCGTAGAGTTGCAACGCGCATACGCGCAGCATCATCTTTACTTCGGTCATGACGTCCGTGAATGCCTTTAGTGGCGTGGGGAGAAGGACCATGTTCGCCACGCAGGAAAAGAAGCGCCGATCCTGCACCACGGCGTTGCTGATCTGATAAGCAGCATCATCCACACCCCATATATGGCAACATGACCAGTTCGGCCGTTCCCCGGCACGAAGGCCCAATGCGAGCGTCAGTGCCTTGTTCGCGTGAATGTTTCCTTCGAATTTGTGGATGATCGCGCCCGTCTGCCGATTGCGGTTCATCTGCGGCTCGGACCAGTTCGCCTTATAGAACAGGGCTCGTCTCGCGTGTTCTGGATACCAGACGGAAAGATACTCGAATGTTCGCGGATCGACCCATCGCGCAGTCCTCTCGATCAACCCCATCACGTCTCCGAGGCCGAGCTCTCGCCGCAACGCCTCTAGGCCGTCTGGAAGCAAGTCGGCGGCGTCGCTATTTCCTTCTTCCTCTTGGTTCTGCAGCACTACAATCTCGATCCCAAATCTCTGGGCGGCAAAATAGATCAGCCGCCGTCTCCAACTCGGAGAAACCATAGGATCTGAGTGGTATAGCGGCAACTTGGAAACCGCTTCGTGGTGTCGGCCTAACGCTGGTGTTCCTTGTCCATGGCGCATCGGATCGCCTCGAACACCCGCCGCAGGGCGAAGGATCGTGCGATGCTCACCACGGTGAACACCGCGCCCATCTTCAGGTTCTGCGCCAGCGTCGTGTGCAGCCCGAAGATCGGGAAGATCAGGATCTGCGTGACCACCGCGACGCCGTAGCCGACGATCACGTTGGCGACGGACTCGACCAGCGACATGGCACGCGATTGCTTCATGCCGCTGCCTCATCCATCGGCCAGCAATTCAGCCGCCAGAGTTCGCAGCGCATGCGCCGCAACCAAGGGGACCACGCCGTTGCCACAGAGCCGAAGCCGGTCCACCCGGTGGGCCAGCCCATCAGCGCCTCGACGAACAGCGGGTTCAAGGTCCGGCGCGGCTCGGAGGTATCGCTCCCAGCTATCGTCGTCACCAGGACCTGGCGGCCAAGCAGGCCGTTCACCGGTGTGTTCGCCAGTGTGGTTGCCCCATCCTTGTGATCCCGCGCCGTCGGCGTCATCCACATGCGGCTGGCATGGGTCAGATCGGCCGTCTTTCGGTTGCCCGCGCTCGGCTTGCAGCCGTCGTTCGCCATTGGCGTCGGCCAGTCCCGCGCCATGCGGTCCAGACCCTTCTCGTCGCGCCGTTCGCCGCCCCGGCTGTGGAAACTGTCCGTCTGCGGCGTCGGCCACAGCGCAGCCGTCGTCGCGAGGTTCATCCCGTGCTGGCCCGCTGCCTGCGATGGCGTCGGTTTGGTCTGCCGGTTCTCGTTGGCGCTGGCCCTCGCCCTCGGCCATAGGCGCAGCAATTCCGTCCGGTTCCCGCCACTCGAGCGGGTGCCGGAGCAGGCGCGCGGGGTCGGCCAGCTCGTCCCCCTCGCGGATGGCAAGGATGAAGAGCCTCTCGCGCTTGTGAGGCGCGCCGACTTCCGCCGCCGTGAAGAGGCCTGCCGCAAGGCGGTAGCCCATGCGGACCAGTCCGCTGGCGACTTCGGGGAAGCCGAGGCGGAGATGATGGGCGACGTTCTCGAGGAACACGAAGGGCGGCTCGATCTCGCCGACGATCCGGGCGACATGGGGCCAGAGGTGGCGCGGGTCGTCCGCGCCCCGGCGCTTGCCCGCGACCGAGAACGGCTGGCACGGATAGCCCGCAGTGACGATATCCACCGCGCCGCGCCACGGGCGGCCGTCGAAGGTGGCAACGTCGTCCCAGAGAGGTGCGCGATCCAGGGACGCGTCTTCCATCCGCGCCACGAGAGTGGCTGCGGCGTAGGTTTCCCGTTCGACATGGCCCACAGCACGATATCCGGGGATGGCGATGGTGAGCCCGAGGTCGAGACCACCTGCGCCGGAACAGAGCGAGAGGCCGAAGAGGCATGCGTCTCCGGCTCCGGAAGCGCGTCCGGAGGAAGGTAAAGCCAGGTCATGCATGTCAGGCGGCGGTCTTGCGCTTGCGCGCGGGTTCGGGGGCGGTGTCCGTAGCCAGGGGATCGGCCGGGGGTGCGGCGTCGTCGCCCAGCCGCTCGGTCCTCACTTGCGCGAAGGTCCGGCCATCGCCGTCGAGGATCGCGTCCTTGCCGGTTTCGACCTGCCAGCGCTCCACGGCGACATCGACGTAGGCCGGGCTGATCTCCATTGCGAAGACGCGACGGCCATTGGTCTCGCCCGCCATGATCTGCGAGCCGGAGCCGGAGAACGGCTCGTAGCAGAGGCCGCCTCGGGCAACGTGCTGGCGCATCGGGATGCCGAAGGCGTCGAGCGGTTTCGGCGTGGGATGGTCGGGCCGGTCGTCCTTGGCGAAGCTCGGCAGCGTCCATGTGGACGGCAGCGTCTGCTCGGCCACCTTCGGCGGACGGTTCGGACGGCGCCAGCCCATGAAGCAGGGTTCGTGCTTCCACAGGTAATGCGATCGGGTCAGGACGCCCCGGTCCTTCACCCAGATGATCTGCTGATGGACGAAGGCGCCCGCCTTTTCCCAGCAGGCTTCCAGCATCGCCTGGCGACGCGAGGCGTGCCAGCAGTACCAGGCGGCGTCCTCGGCGATGGCCTCGGCGACGGCCGCTGAGATGAAGCCGTCGTAGAGTTCCGCCCCCTGCGAACTGTCGTCCCATGTCGTGCCGTAGGACGCCGACCAGTCCTTGTTCCGGGTCGGGTGGTTCGAGCCATCGTAGTCAACGAGATACGGCGGGTCCGTCGCGAACAGGATCGCCCGCTCGCCGTTCATCAGGCGGCGCACGTCGGCCGCGCTGGTGCTGTCGCCGCAGAGCAGACGGTGGTCGCCGAGGATCCACAGATCGCCCGCCCGCGAAGCCGGATTGCGCGGTGGTTCGGGGATGGTCACCGGCGGCACGGAGCCCCCGGCGCCACCTTCTTCCCCGTCCCCCTCCGGCACGAAGGCCAGCAGCTTGTCCAACTCACCATCCGAGAAGCCGACCAGCGACAGGTCGAAATCCTCGGCCAGCAGGTCGTTCAGTTCCGCCGACAGCAGCGCCTCGTCCCAGGTGCCGAGTTCCGTCAGCTTGTTGTCCGCGATCCGGTAGGCCCGGCGCTGCGCCTCGGTCAGGTGCCCAAGCACGATCACCGGCGCCTTGGTCAGCCCGAGCTGCGTTGCGGCCAGCACACGCCCGTGCCCCGCGATCAGCTCTCCGTCCTCAGCGACGAGGCATGGCACGGTCCAGCCGAACTCGGCCATGCTGGCGGCGATCTTCGCGACCTGGTCCGCGCCGTGCGCCTTCGCGTTCTTCGCATAAGGCTGGAGCTTGGCCAGCGGCCACGTCTCGATCGCGTCCGGGGCGAAGCTCAGCGTCATGGTGGGCAAGGTTCCTCGGTCGGGTGGATGCCGGTGGCTTCCGGACTCCGGATGCCGCGCTGGACTCCACACGGGGTCCAGCGGCCACCATCAGTGTCCGGTCGGAAGGCCAGCGTTCATTGGTGTTTGCGCGGGGCGCGAGCGGGCCCGGCTTCCGGGTGGCTTCCCAAAAATCCGGCCCTGTCGCTGGCGATGTCCCGCGCTTCGCCCGCCAGCATACGAATATCGCCAGGAAGGAACCGGAAACTGCCTCGGAGTGGACCTCGGCCGGACCCTCGCTGGATGCCGGGGTCCAGAAGGCCCCCGTCAACGCAAAGGGGAGAGCGAGCTTTCCAGCGCACTCTCCCCACCTTGCCTTCGGAATAGCATGGATCTGTTGCAGATGTCGAAGGGAAAAGTGTTGCAACACATTGGAGTCACTGCGCATTCAGACGCGAAGCGATCTTGGTCAGCGCCAGTTGCCACCGACGCCATGCGGTCGTGCGGTCGCAGCCCATCTCGCCGCTGATCTGCTTCCACGGCACGCGGGCGGCGCGGGACCAGACGAGCTTGCGCTCCGCCTCCTCGATCCAGAGCACCCAATCGAAGGTCTGCTCGAGCCGGGTGATCGCGGCGGCCGAGGGCCAGACCCGCATCGGCTGCGGCTCCATTGCCGCGATCTCGCGGCTGGTGCGCACGATGTCGGGCCAAGTGTTGAAGTAGCTCTGCGCCTTCACCGGCGGCAGCTTGCGCAGGGTGCGGAACGCCTCCTCGAAATGATCGGCGACGCACTCGGCGGTCCATTCGCGATCAGCCATGGCGCGCCTCCCTGTCGGAAGGACGCGGGCCGTAGAGCTTCTCCCCCAGCTGGCGGACCAGTTCACGCTCGGGCCAGGTGAGGCGGTCGTCATCGGCGGAAACCGCAAGGACGCCCTGTTCCTGCCAGCCCTCGCGCTTGACCTGCTCGGGATCCCGGCGTCGGCCACCGTAGCCGTGAGGATGCCATCTCATGCGACACCTCCCTTCGTCTCGATCGCCCAGAGCAGGATGGCGATGGCGTCGGCCTCGTTGTCGTCGGCGGGGCTGAAGCCGCGGGCGCGGACGGCGGCGACCATGGCAGCCTTGTCGGCATTGCCCTTGCCCGAGGCGTGGCGCTTGATCGTTCCGACCGGGACGCCCTGGTAGGGCACGCCGCGCAGTTCCGCCCATGCCGTCAGCGTGGCCATGAGCCCGCCGTAGATGTGGCTCGCATCGGTACCCGCGTGGCGGCGAACTTCCTCGAACCAGATCGCGGCGACGGGCCCGGATAGCCGGTCGATCTCGGTCAGCCAGTTGGAGAAGCGCAGGTAGCGCATGCCGCCCCCGTCGAAGCGCCCCGGGCGCAGCGAGACGGTGCCGCTGGTGATGAGACCGTCATGGCCGCGGATCGCCCAGCCGCTCGAGGTGCCGAGGTCGAGCGTGAGGATGCAGCGGACCAGTCCACCACCCTCCCGCATCGGAACCGGAGGGTTGGTGACGGGTGTGACGGATGTGACGGATAGTTCCCTATCCGCTCCATAGGCGCGCACATGCGCGCGCGTAACGGTCCTATAGGTATGATCCGTCACATCCGTCACACTCACTGATTTCATTGGCATTTTCCTACTCTCCCGAGAAAAGGTCAGAGTTGCTGTCATCGAGGGCGATGCCCCGGAATCCCTTCGCGGCGCGGGTGTTGTGACGCTCGAATCCCCGAACGATCAGGGCTTCCGAGAAGCGCTTGACCGAGCCTGCGAACTCGCCGTTCGCATCGGCCCACGCCTTCCAGTCGGCGAACATCGCGGAGGTGCTGGCGTTGAGGTGCAACCCGACAGAGCAGCGCTCGTCGATCCAGCGACCGATGGCGTCCTCGGCCTCGAAGTAATCCTCAGTCGCAGCCATCACGGCGGGCGGAGGGCGCAGCCCTGTCCGCTGCCATTCGATGCAGCCCTCGAGCGCCCATGCGAGGATCCCGTCGCGTTCGGCCAGCAGCCTGTCCGCCAGGTGCTTGTCGCGCCGCGCGAGCGGGATAGTGACCGTGAACGGCACCATGTGCAGGCGCCGCTTCATCGCCTCGTCAACGTTGCGGATGGAGGGCTTGTGGTTGCCGACGATCAGCAGCTTGAACTGCGGTATGAACTCGAAGAAATCCTGCCGCATGAAGCGGGCCGTAATCTTGTCGCCTCCTGTCAGCGCCTTCAGCTTGCTCTCGGCCCAGCGGCTGCCCTGTTCGGTCTCGATGGACGTCACGATGCGCGCCCCGCGCAGTCCGGCCATGTCGGTCGGGTGGCGATCACCCTGCGTGGCCATGAACATGTCCATCGGCGCGACGGTGGCGTAGTCACCCAGGATAGCGGTTAGGGTGTTGGCAAAGACCGATTTCCCGTTGGCGCCGGTACCGTAGAGAAAGAAGAGCGCATGCTCGGTGGTCACGCCCGTCAGGCAGTAGCCCGCCATGCGCTGCAGGTAGGATTGCAGTTCGCCGTCCCCGCCCGTGACGGTTTCGAGAAACCCGAGCCAGACTGGGCATGCGTCGGCGACCGATGCCCCCGCGATGCGAGTCATGAAGAGGCCGGGGTCGTGCAGCAGCGACGCGCCGCTGCGCAAATCGACCACGCCGCCGGGCGTGTTCAATAGCCAGGGATCGCGATCCCACGGCTCGGTCGTGGTTGCGTGGCGACGGTCGGAACGGGCAAGCCGCTCCACGGCGGACACTGTCGCGGCGCTGGAAAGCTTCGCCTTCAGTCGCGCAGACCCGGCGCGCGCCGCCGCCTCGCGGCAGATCATCCGGGCCAGATCGAAGGCCTGCAGCGTCTCCTCGCGCCGCCAGAGCTTGCCCGACCAGGTCAGCCATTGCCCCCAGCCAGCGACGTAGCGCCAGGTCTCGGCATGTCGGGCTGCGAAGGTTGCGGCGAGCGCATCCTCGGTGAAGCGAACCGGCACCGGCCCATCATGCCCCCCGCCAGCAGGGCCGCCGTCATCGGAACCATCATCCTCGTCATCGATCTCGCCGTTGCGGGCGGCGTCGCGTTTCCAGAGGCGTTCGGCTTCCTCGCGCAGCCGGGCCTCCGGCCAGGGAGGGGCAACGCGGGCCGTGTTGTAGGAGACGATTTCCTCCCACGCCTGTTCGCGCGGCACGTGGCCTTCGCGGGCGCGGCGGATCCAATAGCCGATCACGCGCGACAGCGCGTCGAACCGGGTGGTGCCATCCACACCGCCTTCACGGACTTGGCGCCCGAACAGTTCGGTCACGCTGCCGCGCTCGTTGGCGGCCATGTTGAAATCGAGCCCGTTCTCGCCTTCGAGCGGCGTCATCGCGATGATCGCCTCGAGCAGTTCGCCAAGGTCGTGATCGCGGGGATCGTGGTTCAGGATCCGCACCAGCCGCCGAAGACCCTGTTTGGCGTGGATCGATCCCGCCACGCGGATCGGCTGGTGCGCGGACCGGAACGAAGCGTCGCCACCAACCTTCGCGGCGATCATGTGCCGGGCGCGACAGACCGTGGCGATGTCGTCGCCTTCGGCGGGTTCGGTCAGACGCCAGTAGAGGTGCAGCTTGCGCTGTCCCTCGGTGGTGACGCCACCGGACGCGACCTCGAGGGTCGGGCACCCGAGATGCTGCACGAGATGGTCGCGCTTCGCGCCGATGTCGCCATTGTCGAGATCGACGAGCACCACCTGCGTCTGCACGATGCTGTCTGCCCGCGCGTCGCCGGGAGCCGCAACCGTACCGGGCGCCACGAACAAGGCCATGCCGGCGTCGCTCGCCCATGTTGCCTGAAGCGCGAGTTTCGCGGCAAGCGTGGCGTCCGCTTCGATGAAGGGAACATGTGGCGGACCATCGCCCGCGCCTTTCTCGGCCAGAGCACGGACCGGCACCCAGCCGTCGCAGTAGCCGAATACGACGTCGGCATAGATCGCGATCATCTCGGCGTCAGGCGCGACGTCGTCGGGCACGATGGTGTCAGACGGGACCGTCATGCCCAGCACCGTTCCCGCCACGCACAGAAGCGGCATTCGAAGTGGTCGGGGTCGGCCGTGTGGCGGGGAAGAAGTTCACCCGCATCACAGGCGCGCAGGATCGTCACCGCCTTGTCGCTGGCGGACTGGGCGAGTACGGCATCGAACGGCACGAGTTCGTGCCAGATCTCGCACGTGTCCTTATTGATCGCCGTGAAGAGCGCGGGCGCCTCGGTCAGGCCGAGATAGGCCTGGTAGAGCGCGATCTGCACGGCATAGACCGGCTTGGCCTTTCCGACACCATGTTTCGCGATTTCCCGCCAGTTCTTGGCGTTCGCCGATTTGCACTCCCAGAGCGCCGGAACCGCCATGCCGTTCGGCGCGGCAACGACCACCCCGTCGGCATGCCCCTGGACTCGCCCACCGACGACCGAAAAGCCAAACTGATCGCCATGGCGATTGCGCGTGCGGAGGTCGAACCCGGCCTTGCGCAGCCAGGCGATGGCCAGGTCCTCGAGAACGTGCCCGAGCGCGAAGATCCGCAGGGACTTGCCAGAGAACCCGGCGCCCGGGTCCTTCGGCGTCTTCAGGTATTCGTATTGCAGCCTGCGCTGGCAGATGTCGCCCAGCCGGCTGCCCCCGAGATAGTCGCGCTGGGGACGTTCGGCCTGTTCCTCAACGAGGGCAGTGTCGATGCAGGCATTGACGCTGTCCGCGAAACTGGGCGGCTTCTCCCGATGGTTGAAGTCGAAACCGGCGTCCATCAGAATGGCACCTCCGGATCGGGCCGGACCGCGCTGGTCTGCATCGCCTCCTGGAAGCCGTCGACGGAGGCCGTCGCGAGCGCGAGCGCCTGTGCTTCGCTGAGATCGGCGAACCGCGTGGTCCATCCGATCTCGGCCATGAGTTCGGCCATGTTGCGGAGGGCGGCGCGCAGGGCTGCCTGTTCGCGTTCGTCGGGATCGATCATGCGGCCACCCCAAGGGAGGGTGACGCTGGCGTGCGGGAATGCGGGTTGGCGCGGCGCGCCCGATAAATTCTGTTCATGGGAGAGCTCCAGATGCTCTCCTCACCTACCGGCGGGGGTCTCAGATTGTCGGCTCGCGCTCAGAGAGCCTTACGGGAACACAATCTTGTGGCGAGCGCGATTCCTTCTTAACCTTCGGAAACGACGGCAATTTCAGGAGCAGCGAGGCCGATGCCAGCATTTAACCCGAGGATTTTCAGCAACCCGGATCGCCTCAAGCAGATCGCTCCCGCACGACTGAAGGCATTTCTTGAGCCTTGGAAGGACTACTTTCAGTCCCGCAAACTCGACGTCGCCGCATGGTCGACAGATGACATGCCGCTCGAAGCCATCGCGGGTGTCCTGATGAATCCCGACGCGTCGGTCCCCGAGGACATGGTCAACGCGCTCTATTATGTGCACGAGACCGCATCGCACGAGGCGATGGACGAACTGCTCGACCGTGCCGCGGCTGCGGGGATCGAGATCGACAAGGATCACGAGGTTTCGGTCGCCGATGTTTCGGTCCAGATCTGGCTCGCTCAGCCAATGCTGTTGCAACGCCAGCATGCTGAAACAGTGGCATTTCGGCGATCCAACTTCATGTATTTCGCCGGTTCGCGCCCAGAGGAAAAGGCCGCAGAGATCCCGTCCATCACGGACGCCATCGCGAAGAGCATGCAGGAGAGGATGAACAACTGGTTCGAGGTGAAGCGCAGGGGGCGAAACAGCCGGATATTCGCGTTCCCGCGAGGCGAGAAGATCTGGCTGCTCGTGCGGCACGGCATGCCGATGCGCCGGGAAGGGAAGCACCAGGACGACGGTGAAAGCGGGATTGCGTTCTATCGGCCCCAACAACATGACGTGCTGATCTACGACAGTGCGACCGACGAGATTGGCGTGAACGCCGGAACGAAGGGCGAGCGCGAACTCTACCTCAAGACGTTCGGCGAGGCGTTGTTCGGCAGCGAGAATTATTTTGATCGATCCGAGCGATATACACTCGATCCGCTCCGCGAACTGGGGCCAGCTGCAATGGCAAACGGAGATATTGAGGGGATCGTCGGCGTACGCTTCGTGGAGTTCGGGCGTCTTTGGTCTGGGAAGGGGGTATCTGAGAGGGAAATTCGCAAATCAGAGGACCTGTTCAAAGCCTATGGTGAAAACTGGGAGAATTGTCTCTCTGGCGGCGCATTCACGCATGCGATCTTCAGGTTTGCCTTCGAGGGCAGCAAACGGGAGCGGTCCGTGATGATCAGGCCGGCCAATATTGCCAAGTATGAGCGGGAGTCTGACGAGGAGGTCATCGAAGCCTGGTTGAAGGCGCGCGGGTTCTGGGCGATTGCGGCAGGGGCGGATGATGACGTTCTGGAAAGCACTTGATATGCTGGCCGATGGGGCCACTGACCGGCAGGAGTGGACCCAGCTCCTTGACGGTGATTTCGGCCACATCCGACCAATGTTGCGATCGACCGGGTCGACAGCGAGCAGCATAGCATGCCCGTCTCCCGCAGGCGAGGGATGCCCTCGGCGGGTTGTGCATCACGACGACGGCAGCATCCGCGCAATCTGCGGCGACAGCCCAAAAGCCTGTGATGATCTTCACCTGACCAAAGAAGATATCTTAGTTTACGGCCTTGACCGCGTCGCGCTGGCGCGGCGCCTTGCCGACGCACTCGACCTGTCCATCCAACCTGCTCGTTTCGATCGGCGTCCGGTCTTCAGAATAGGCTCCCATGATGTCTTCGCCGGTCGTGGCTTTCCGGTTTTCCTCACAGTGCCCGGACCATTCCCAAGTGAGGATGCGGCACAGTTTGACGACCTCATTTCCCACCCGAGCCCGAAACTATTGCTGGCTCCGACCAAGACGTCCATCCCTGCGCATCTTGCCGCTGTTCTGAATAGGAACGGCGTGTCGCGCTTGGCCCTGGAGGATCTGGTGGTCTTCGATGATCGAGGGCGGCTTCTCCCTCTCCAGCCAACAACCGTCATGTTCGCCGGCCTTCGCGCTCAGGTCGCGGGTGGCGCGGCTGATGCTGCGTCGAACCTGGCGTGGGCATTGCCGACCGATGCGCGATGGGAGGAGATTAGAATCAGCTTCGTCGCCGATGAAGTCGTCAACGTGAGTTTTCGGGGCGAGACCCGGAGGTTCGAGCCCGATGGTCTCGGGATGAAGAGCGCCAAGAATGGCAAGCCGAAAGCGGCGTGGGCCTATCTGAAGGCGTTTGCGATGGAGGGCGGCCGGCTCCCAGTCCATCATGCGAAGAGCACCGACACCTCGAAGCACCAGAAACAGAAACAGGCGCTTTCCAAGATGCTGCGTACCGCATTCGGGATTGCCGACGATCCGCTACCCACGGTCGCAGGGGAGTATGTCGCCCGTTTCGTGGCGAACGCCGACGATCTCCAGCAAGGCAAGCTGGGTCAATCCCGACGAAAATTCGCTAACTGACCTCAAGAATCTCAAAAAAAGACTTCGCCTATCAAGCCGCTGAAATCCAACCGGGTTTCAGCGGTTTCTCTTTGTGCTGAACCCGCCAAGGCCGCCGCTCCAACGAATTTTCGCCGGTCCCGGTCACTCGGGCCGCGTGCCCGTCCACCTGGACGAAGGCGAAACTTCATGGAGCGTTTCCACCCCATTTGCGACGCGCGCTCGCGCGTCTCCCGCAACATCACCATCCGGGCCGAACGGCTGGCGCGGTCGGGCTCGGTCCCCGGCATGGACGCCGAGGACATCAAGCAGGACCTGAGTCTGCTCCTCTATCGCCGGGATGACAGGTTCGACCCCTCCCGCGGTCAGTACGACACGTTCGCAGACCGCGTTCTGGCGAACCGCATCGCCACGCTGGCCGCGCCGACCGAACGCCTGCGGGCCGAACGGGCGTGGGTTGACTTCGACACCCCGTCCGAGGGTCGCGGCACCGACGAGACGCTGCCGCTTGCAGAGACCCTGCCTGACAGTGCCATGCCGCACGCTGCCGTCGCGCGTGCACCGGACGAGGCGTTCGGGCTCGTCCGCGACGTCCGGCGCCTTCTCGCGGGGCTGACACCGACCTGCAGGGATGTCGCGCTGGCGCTGATCGACATGTCGCCGACGGAAGCGGCCGAAGCCCTCGGGATCCATCGCAGCACCGTCTACGCCCGGCTCGGCACGATCCGAAAGGCGGCCGAGGCGCTTGATCTCGCGGCATATCTCGGTGCCGCCCCGACAGTCTCGGAGGCCCGCCGGTAGGTGACAACAGGATCGGCGATGACCCGGTTCCACCAAGTTTCATGCCGGGCCCTCGGAGGAATGCAACACCCCACGCGGGGAAACACTCCGACCGCAAGCTCCAGGGCGGCGTCAGGCCCGGCAGCAGTCTTCCCGACGACCCCTGGACACCAACCGACGAAAACACGGAGCGTCACCATGTTCACGACTTCCCCCCTGAAACGCCTGCGCCAGTCGAGCTGGCTGGAGGCGATCCCCGACACGATCAACGTGCCGGCGCTGTCCGACAGGCCGAACCGTGCGGTGCCGATCGAACGCGCCACGGTGGACGACATCGAGTTTGCCCTCGTCGCCCTGGCGCGGCAGGAAACCCAGATCTACCGGCTGACGCGTGCGCTGGGCGACGTGCTGAAGATGGCGCGCCGCCAGGGCGCCTGCGGCACGGACAGCGCGATTTCGGCCGCCGCGCGCGATCTGGAGGGCGGCAAGTGAGCGCCCCCTTCGGCGCTGGGCCGCTCCGGATCATCACGGCCGACGAACGCCTGCGCGAGGCGCGCGGCATCAAGGGGGTGCTCACGGGCACCTCCGGCATCGGCAAGACCACACAGTTGCTGACCCTCGATCCGCAGCGGACGCTGTTTCTCAATCTCGAGGCAGGTGAGTTGGCCGTGCAGGGCTGGCCCGGCGACGAGATCCGCATCCGGGACTGGGAGGTCGCCCGTGATCTCGCCGCCTGGATCGGCGGCGCCAACCCAGCCATGCGAGACGACCAGTCCTACGGGCCCGGACACTTCGCGCGGGTGTGCGCCGCCTTCGGCCCCGCGAGCCAGCTCGACAAGTATGACACCGTCTTCGTCGACAGCATCTCCGTCGCCTCGCGCATCTGCCTGCAGTGGTGCAAGGGCCAGTCCCAGGCGCAGTCCGACCGCACCGGCAAACCCGATCTCCGCGCGACCTACGGGTTGCTCGGCCAGGAGATGATCGGCTGGCTGACCCATCTGCAGCACACGCCCGCCAAGAACATCTGGCTGGTCGGGCTGCTGGACCGCAAGCTCGACGACTTCGGCAAGCCCTTCTTCTCGATGCAGATCGAGGGCTCGAAGACCGGACTCGAACTGCCCGGTATCGTCGACGAAGTCGTCACCCTGACCGAGTTGCGCCCCGAGAAGGGCGAGCCGTTCCGCGCCTTCATCTGCACCACAATCAACGATTTCGGCCTGCCTGCGAAGGACCGCAGCGGGCGGCTGTCGATGATCGAGCCCGCCCATCTCGGGCGACTCATGGCGAAGATCCGTGGTCCGCGCCCCGATGGCGCTGCCCGCCTGAACTTCGATCTGCCCGCGGCCGCCACCGCACCCAATCCCCCGACGACGAAAGGAGCATGACAATGGCGAGCGACATGGATTTCAACGGCGCGGACACGCAGGACGCCGCTTTCGACCTCATCCCGGCCAACACGCTGGTCAAGGTCTGCCTCACCGTCCGCCCCGGCGGCGCGGGCCCGGAAGGCTGGCTCACCCAGAGCAAGACGAGCCCGGCCCTCTACCTCAACACCGAGGCAATCGTGATGGAGGGGCCGTTCGCGCGGCGTCGCATCTACACCCGCATCGGCTTTCGCGGAAAAGCTGCGGGCGGTCCCGGCGACGACACCTACGGCAACCGCGGGCGCGCCATGATCCGCGGCATCCTCGAATCCGCCCGCGGCGTGCGTGCCGATGACCAGTCGAACGCCGCCCGCACCGCGCGGATGATCCGTAGCCTCGGCGAGTTGAGCGGGCTGGAGTTCGTGGCGCGCATCGGCATCGAGCGCGACAAGGACAAGCCCGACGACACCGGGCGCAACGTCATCAAGGCCGCGCTCGGCGCCGACCATGCCGAATACGCTCGGGTGATGGGCAGCGTACCCCAGCCACCGCAGCAGGGTCAGTTCATCGCCTCGGGCCCGCAGCTTGCGGACAACGGCACGGGTCAGTCGGGCGCGCCGTCCTCCGGCTCCGCGCCCTTCTGGGCTCGCTGAGGGGGGACGGCCATGATTCCGCGCGACTATCAGAAGGCGGCGGTCGATGCCGCCCGCGACCGCACTGCCGCACATGGAAACACCATGCTGGTGCTGCCCACCGGGGCGGGAAAGACGGCCATTGCCGGTTTCTACATCGGCGAGGAACTGGAGCAACGCAAACACGACCGCGTTCTGGTGCTGCAGCACACCGACGAGTTGATTGATCAGAACCGCAGCGCCATCGGCACTGTCACCGGAATGCCGACTTCGGTGGTCAAGGCCAAGCAGGACGACTGGGGCGGCCGCATCGTCTTCGGAAGCGTCCAGACCCTGGCGCGCGCCAACCGGCGCGAGCGGATGGCGCCGGTCTCGCATCTCATCATCGACGAATGCCACCGCTCCGCGGCGCAAAGCTATCAGTCCATCATCGACGAGGCCCGGGCGCTCAATCCGGAGATCAAGCTGCTCGGGCTCTCGGCCACACCGGGTCGCGGCGATGGCCGCAGCCTGCGCCGCACCTTCAGCAATGTCGGCTATCATCTGAAGATCGGCACGCTGATCGGGCGCGGTCTCCTGGTGCCACCGCGCACCTACACCATCGATCTCGGCGTCGAGGACGAACTGGCCGGGCTGGGCGCCACCGCGGGCGATTTCGACATGCGCGCGGCAGACAAGGTGCTGAACCGCTCGGTGCTGAACGAGGCCGTCGTCGAACACTGGCAGGCGAAGGCGGCGGACCGGCGCACCATCTTCTTCTGTGCGACGGTTGGCCATGCCGATGCGGTAGCCGAGGCCTTCCGCACGGCCGGCGTCACGGCCGAGACGATCTCGGGCGAGATGCCATCGCGGACGCGCGCCGACCTCATCGCCCGGTTCGACCGGGGCGAGGTGCAGGTGCTGACGAACTGCATGGTCCTGACCGAAGGTTTCGACAGCCAGCCTGTCGGCTGCATCGGCATCCTGCGCCCCATGCTGCACAAGGGCACCTTCATCCAGGCAGTCGGTCGCGGCCTGCGGCGGGTCGATCCCGCGCGTTTTTCCGGCATCGTGAAAACCGACTGCGTCGTGCTCGACTTCGCGGGCGCGGCGCTCCGGCACGGGTCGCTCGAACAGGAGATCACCCTCGACGAGGACGATCCTGAGCCCGGCCAGGCACCGTGGAAACTGTGCCCGACCTGTGAGGCCGAATTGCCGCTTGGAGCATCGGTCTGTGATTTCTGCGGTCACGTCTTCACGCGGGAACGAGCAGAGGCCCGACTGCTGACCGCCTTCGACATGATGGAGATCGACCTGCTGGAGCGGTCCCCGTTCGCCTGGTGCGACCTGCATGGCGACGGCCAGGCGATGATGGCGAGCGGGTTCAATGGCTGGGCCGGGGTGTTCCATGATGGCGCGCTCTGGCACGCGCTCGGACAGCCGAAAGGCAGGGCGATCCGGCCGCTCGCCATCGGCACCCGGGTGCAGGCGCTCGCCGCCGCAGACGATTTCCTGCGCGCCACCGAGACGGGGACCGCCTCGATCAAGAGCCGTCGCTGGCTGAACGACCCGGCGACGATGAAACAGATGGACCTGCTGCAGCGCGCGGGGCACGAGGCCAATGGGCTGGATTTCAGCCTGTCGAAATACGCCGCCAACTGCCATCTGAACTTCCGTTGGAACCGCGGCGCGATCACCGCTGCCGTTCTCGGCCGTGCGGAGCGGTCGGCTGCATGAAACGCCCCAATCCGCTCCCGCCTGACCAGATGACGCCCGCCGAACGCCGTGCCGAGTTGTGCGGCCTGCTGGCGCTCGGGCTGGTTCGGTTGCGGATGCGGGATGGAGGTGAAGTATCTGACATTACTGGAGAACGTTGCCTACACTATCCGACCGACCAATGCCGTCATGCAACTCCAACTCACCGGAGAAATGCATGAACAAGCCCGATCCCGTCCCCGCGCGCCTGGCCGCGCTCAAGACCACGCCGACGCCCGACTTGAAGCAGCAGTGGCGCGACCTGTTCGACAGCGAGCCGCCGCCGTTCAATCGCCGCTACCTCGAATCCCGGCTGGCGTACCGCATCCAGGAACTTGCCTACGGCGGCCTGAAGCCGGAGACGATCCGGCGGCTGGAGCGGCTCGGCGAGGAACTGGACGGCGGCGACCGATCCAAGCGCAGTATCCGCGCCGATCGGGACCGCCCCATCACGGGCACGCGCCTCCTGCGCGAATGGCAGGGCGTCGAGCAGATCGTCACCGTCACCGCCGATGGCTTCGAGTGGCAGGGGCGACCCTACAAATCGCTGTCGGCTATTGCGCGCGCCATCACCGGCACCCGCTGGAACGGATGGACCTTCTTCGGCCTCAAGAACCACAGGGGGCGGAGATGACGAAGCCGCCGGAAAAGTCGAAGGTCGTCCGCAAGCTGCGATGCGCGGTCTACACCCGGAAATCCTCCGAGGAAGGGCTAGAGCAGGAGTTCAACAGCCTCCACGCCCAGCGCGAGGCCTGCGAAGCCTACATCGCCAGTCAGCGGTCGGAAGGGTGGGTGCTGGTCCGCGATCATTACAACGACGGCGGCATCTCGGGCGGCACGCTGGAACGGCCCGGACTGAAGCGGCTGCTGGAGGACATCGAGGACGGGCTGGTAGATGTTGTGGTGGTCTACAAGATCGACCGTCTGAGCCGCTCGCTCGCCGACTTCGCCAAGCTGGTCGAGGTGTTCGACCGGAACGGCGTGACCTTCGTCTCGGTGACCCAGTCCTTCAACACGACCACGTCGATGGGGCGGCTGACGCTGAACATCCTGCTGTCCTTCGCCCAGTTCGAGCGCGAGGTCACGGCCGAGAGGATCCGCGACAAGGTCGCTGCCAGCCGAAAAAAGGGCATGTGGATGGGCGGGGTGCCGCCCTACGGATACCGCGTCGAGAACCGGAAGCTGGTGGTCGACGAAGAAGCCGCCGCGCATGTGCGCTGGATCTTCGCACGTTTCCTCGAGATCGGATCCTGCACGGAACTAGCGCGGGAGGTAGGCGCGCGCGGGATCCGGACGCCGCGCGGCAACCGGATCGACAAGAAATACATCTATCGGATGCTCAGCAACCGCGCCTACATTGGCGAGGCGGTCCACAAGGGCGACAGCTATCCCGGCGAGCACGACGCCATCATCAACCAAAAGACGTGGGACCGCGTCCATGCGATCCTGCAGGAGAGCCCCCGGAAGCGCGCCGCTCGCACACGCGCCGAGACGCCCGCGCTGCTAAAGGGGCTGCTGTTCGGGCCCGATGGCGCCGCGTTCTCACCGACGCATACTCGGAAGGGGGATCGTCTCTACCGCTACTATGTCAGTCAGACCGTGCTGAAGCATGGTGCCGGTTCGTGTCCGGTCGGCCGCGTGCCTGCGGGCGAGATCGAGGCCGCCGTCATCGACCAACTCCGTGCCGTGTTCCGGCAGCCAGAGATTGTTGCGGGGACTTGGAAGGCGGCGCGTGCCCACGCCGACGACGTCTCCGAGGCCGACGCCCGCGCGGCGTTGCAGCAGCTCGACCCGCTGTGGGACGAACTCTTCCCCGCCGAGCAGGCGCGAATTGTCACGCTGTTGGTCGAGCGCGTCGATATCGGCGCGAACGGGCTCAACTTCCGGCTCCGGATGGACGGCCTCGGCGGTCTCGCTCGCGAGATGCTTGCTGGCGGAACCGGAGAAGCTGCATGACCCGCGAGCCGCCGATCCCCGAGACCATGACGCTCCACGTTCCGTTTCGCATCGTGAAGCGCGGCGGGCGGAAGGAGATGCTCGTGCCCGCCGGACAGACTGTCCCGCGGCAAGCGTCCGCAACGGTCATCAAGGCGCTGGCCCGAGCGTTCCGCTGGAAGCAACTCCTCGACAGCGGTGCGTTTTCGACTGTGTCGGAACTTGCGCAAGAGGAGGGGATCTCGACCACATATCTCGCGCGCATCCTCCGCCTGACCCTTTTGGCTCCCGATATCGTGGAGGGCGCGCTCGCAGGGCGGCACGAGACGGAGTTCCTTAAAGCAGCCTTGCAAGCAGATTTTCCTTCGGATTGGGAAGCGCAACGGGCGATGTCTTCGGCATTCGGCTCAGCACGTTAG